ATGAATAAGGTTCAACTAGAAAAAAATCAATTATATGATCTGTATGTCGTTCAAAAAAAGACTGTTGCTGAAATTTGCGAAATAACTAAAGTTAAATCTCCTATAACCGTAAGAAAATACATGGATGAATTCGGAATTGATAGACGAGATGTTAATAAAGAAAACAGTCTTGAGTATAAGTTAGGTTTAACTGAAAATGAATTAAAACAAAAATTAGAACAATTATATTTAAAAGAATTAAAAAGTGTTAATGATATAGCAAATATATTGGGTGTTACAAGTACAATCATTACAAGACGTTTGAAACGTTTTAGTATTGCTACTCGTTCTCATAAAGAAGCTAACAGAATTTCGAATAGTGGCGAAAAAAGTAAACGTTGGAATGGGGGTAAAACCACACATTCCGAAGGCTATATTTTAGTGCGTTCTAAAGAACACCCTTCCGCTGATAGTCGTGGATATGTGTACGAACACCGACTAGTATTAGAAAAACATTTAGGTAGATATTTACGCAAAGATGAGCATGTACATCATAAAAATGGTGTTAAAAATGATAATAGGTTAGAAAATTTAGAGATTTTAACTAATAGCGAACATTCAACGCTTCACATTAAGGAAAAACACAAAAATAAATATATCTATAAAGACCCAGATTTTAATGGCTGGAAAGTTAAAGAAAAAAATAGTGGAAACACTGTATTAGCCAAATTTAAAAAATATGATCATGCACAAGATTTTGTAAAAAGATACATTCTTAACGAGGAGTAATCCTCGTTTTTTTATTGCTACTTTCATTAACATTCCTCCTCAAAAAAGGTAAAAATAATAAGGGTACGGGGAGGTACCCATTTTATACATATTCCTTCGCCCCAGAGTGGAGGGGGAGTTATTATTCATTTAATCCCGCTGATTCTAATTGTCCATTTATCCAATCGTTGTGTGCCTCTACATTTGCATTATGTTTTGCTACTTCTGCGTCATATTCACTTGCTTTGTCTGCCATTGCTTGTGCATCTTCTTCACTTAAATAACCAGTAGGATTATTTGCTTTATTCTCTTGTGGGTAATTTGGGTTCATTCCATATGCTTTTGATGTTTCTGGTACAGTATCAGTCTGGTTATTTTCGTATGATTGAACGGGTTGTTGTGTTTGTTGATACTCTTGTTGAGGTTGTTCTTGTTGTGGCGCTTGGTTGGCTTGTTGTTGGTTTACTTGCTGTTCATTATTAACATATTCTTCTTTAGATTTATCCTCTTTATTTTCTTTCTTGACCTCAGTTTTCTTTTGGTTTTCTTTCTTAGTTGTTTCTGTTTTATTGTCTTTCTCTTTCTTTTCTTCCTCTTGCCCACATGCTGTGAGTAATAATGCAGATGATAGTACTAATGTTCCTAATAGTTTGATTTTCATTTTTTTGTTTCTCCTTTTTTATTCAAATGTTTGATAGTTATAAATTACTTTACCGATTACTTCTATTTCATCCACATATTCTAAATCGAATGAATTTGTTTTAAATTCGTCCGAATAACTTACTGGATCTAAATGTATTTTTGTTTCTGTACGTCTAACACGTTTTACTGTGTACTCTCCACCTAAACGTAATACTAAAATATCGTTACTATTCAATTTGTAATCTTGATTGATTCTATAATCGTGTACGACTATGTATGAACCATTAGCAAGGATTTTGTTCATACTGTCTCCATTCACTTGCAACGCGATACATTCACTTGGTTTGCGTCCGTTGAATATTGAAGAAGGAGCTTTAATTTTAGATGATTCAACTGCTACTTCTTCAAAATTACCAGCAGAAACTTTACCGTAATAAGAAAGCTCAATATCTTTTTCGAATTCGGGTAAAGCTACGCTATCAATTTCTCCTAAAAGATAACCTTTAGAAACATTAAACAAGCTTGAGATTTTTTCTACCATACCCATTCTAGGTTCGTTCTTTCCGTTTTCCCACATTCTTATGGTACCTTCAGAAACATCTAGTTTTTTTGCCATTTCAACTTTTGAAAGTTTATTTTTAAGTCTGATTTCTTTGATGGAATTTTTGAAAGCCATTTTAATTACCTTCCTTATATGTGATGTTTTTGACACCTATTATTATACTATGAAAAATCATAATTGCAACACTTAAAATACGTTATTTCGAAATTTATTTACGAAAAAGTTAAAAGTTTTTACAAAAAATACTTGCAAGCGTATTTTAAGTACGATATACTTTGGTCAGAGCTTGAGAGAAAGAGGTGACAAACATGACAGAACTTACGTTGAAAGAATGGAGATCTAGAAAAAAATATACACAACCAGAATTAGCTAAAGTTATTGGTATTTCTCCATCAACATATAATATTTGGGAAAATAATCCTGAAATGATTAAACCTAAAGATGCTTTTAAAATAGCAAAAGCACTTAACGTCTCTATTGATGAGATTATTTTTTTAAAAGAAGAATCGTATTTTAAATACGTTTTGGTAGGCGATAAACAAAAAGTATCAACTTAAAGGAGGGAGAATATGGGAGAACCAAAGCTATCCAAGTCAGTAGCAATTGTGCAAGATGGTTTATTTGAAGTTCATGCTAATGGAGAGATATTCAGAAATACCAAACGTGGCAAAAAGAAATGTAAACCGTTTGGCACTTCGCGTAACAAAAAATATTTAGCGGTCAGCACATGTATGAGAGGGAAGCAAAAACATTTTTATGTTCATAGATTGTTAGCTGAAGCTTTTATACCTAATCCAGAAAACAAACCACAAGTTAATCATATAGATGGCGATTCTAAAAACAATAGTCTTGAAAATTTAGAGTGGGTTACTGCAAGTGAAAATATTAGACACGCTTTTGAAATAGGTCTTGCTCCTACTTTAAAAACAGCAGAGGAATGTTTGACTTGCAGTAACAAAACAATGAGTAAAGATAGAGTCTGCAATGATTGTAAGAATAATAACAAGCGTATTAAAAACAAAATGAAAAAAGACTTAGAAATTTCAAAATCCGTGTCTGATATCGAACGTTCTATACTGAATGGTAATGAATTAAAAGCAGTTAATTTAAGATATCAAGCTATGACTTACGAACAAATAGCTAATGAAATGGGAGTAACCAAACAAAGAGTGGAACAACTGATCAAACGAAGTTTCGAAAAATCTAAAGCATATAAAGAAGGTAAATATTACCCTAAATCATCAAGGACTAAATATAATCCAGTGAGTAAAAGCAAACTATGGAATTATAGAAAATCAAAAGGTATTAATCAAAATGAAATGGCTAATCTATTACAAATATCTAAGGAAGCGTATTCCAAAAAAGAAAGAGGTTCTAATGATTTCAAATTAAATGAAATCAAAAAAATTTGCGAATACTTTGAAAAGAAATTTGAAGAATTGTTCTGAACCAATAACAACACCCTACCCACAATCGAGCGGGATTAAAGGAGGTGCTGAATTATGCAAGAAAAATCACAAAAACAACCTAGCGCGGAATTATGCCAATACTGGTTTGAGTTTATGTGGAAGCATGGAGCCATTCAAAAAACATATGAACAGGAGAAAGAAAAATGCAAAAATCATTCTGGATCGCATACGCATTCTGCTTTGCAAGTACATCCGTCCTGACATTTATCACACAAGATTTCATTATATCAGCAGCGTGGTCATTGCTTTTATCGTTAGCGGTTTATCTGTTCTTCGACGTCTGGTACTTCGAAGAAGATGAAACAGAGGAAGCAGTCGATGACGGCGAAGAGTATATTACGTTATTTACGATTAAGTATTAAAAAAGACTGCTAGCAAAGGCAATTGCTAACAGTCAAAGTAGTTTTAAAAAAATAATCAATTTTAGTTTACAAAATTAAGCGGAGGTAGTCAATCATGACTAAAGAATATATCACAATTAGTTTAGAAACATACGATAATTTGATACGTAGCAATGAACGTAAAAATATACAAATAGAGGATCTGCAAGAAACTTGTCACAACTTACGTATTGAATTAGAGGATGCAGAAGCGACAATCGAAGAATTAGAACGTAAATTAGCTTCTTACGAGCAGTTGGACGAAATAGACGTAGAAGGGTCGTTGAATATCGATGAGTAAGACCACAGTTACCTATCTTATTAAGATTACTGATACCAACCTATATGTTACAAACAGACCCACTGAACAAAACACTACAATCAAATATTCAACCAGTCTTAGTGACGCTAGAGAGTTCAACGGAATGGAAGATGCAGCAGTAGATATGACATTCCATACTGCAATAAAAAAGACGGTAACTGAAACAACTGAATATGAGGAGGTTGTAATAGGTGAGTGGACCAGAAAAGAAAGTCGAGAATAAAATACGTCGATATTTAGAAAGTAAAAATGCTTTCGTTATGAAAACACATGGTGGAAGCCCAGGAACGCCTGTTGGTATACCTGACTTGTTCACAATATATAGAGGAATCGCAATTTTTATTGAAGTGAAACGCGAAAAAGGCGGTTGCCTTAAACCAATCCAAACTGCCCAAATTGATGCTTTAAGACAACACGGCACAATTGCGATTGTTGCAAATAATGTGAGGTGCGTAGAGGACCTAACAGAAATAATAGATACACTCATCACACAAGGGGCGTGGTCAAGCCTTCAAAATGCAATTCGTGTTGCTAATGAAATGAGTGATAAGCGTTGATTTTATACCCTACACAACAAGCAGTAATGGAACAAGCAAAACCTTCATGGTTTTACGGATTAGGAACATCAAGCGGCAAATCACTTATATCAATCTATCATTATCTCAAACACAACAAAGGCGAACCTCTTTTGATTGTATGTCCGCATACGAAAAAGAAAAGTAAAGAGTGGGATTATGAGGTTCAAAAAGTAGAAAATCACGAAAATATTCAAATTGAATACGAAGTGATTGCTTCTTCTATGCTAGCTAAACAATACAAGGATTATAAAGGTTATTTTCTAATCTTAGACGAAGCGCATTATTTTATGAATCCTACCTCTAATAGAGGTAAAGCAGCACAAAAGTTATGTAAACAATCTACAAACTACGTCATGCTTTCTGCCACACCTGGCGAATCATGGGAGAAATTTATCAATTACTTGATTATCTTCGGATTTTACAAAAATAAAACGGAATTTCTAAAACAACACGCAGTATTTGAGACAAAACATTTTGGCGGTAGATCTATTCGTCAAATCGCCGATTTCAAAAATACAGACGAATTGAAAAATAAATGGCAATCCTTTTCAATCATGAAGCCTACATCATATTTTGTTGACTTACCACAAGTATCAGAAAGGTATGTTGAGTTTAACAAATCACAACTTTACAAAAAAGCTGCAAAAGATAGAGTGATTGAAATTAATGATGAACAAGTCATTTTAGACAGTCCACCTAAGCTAGGAGCAACGCTAAGATATTTAACGAACCAAAAAGCCAAAGTCGCTTACACCAAAGAATTAATTGAAAGCACTAATGACAATGTTGTGATTTTTTATCAGTTTTTAAGAGAAAAAGAAAACTTATTAGAAATGTTAACAAAGACAGATAAAAAAGTGTTTGAGGTTAGTGGTCAAAATTTCGAATTGCCAACACAAGAAGAAAGACCTGCACTCAATAACAGCGTAACACTGGTACAAATACAAGCCGGAAGTGCTGCAATCGAATTAAAGTATGCGTCACAAGTGATTTATTACACACCAACTTATTCGTATACCCAATACCAGCAATCACGTGGACGGTGTATCAGACACGGCGGCAAAGAACGCGTTGAAATTATAAAATTCAAAACTAAAGGAACGATTGAAACGCAAGTATGGAACGCATTAAGCAACAAAAAAGATTTCGATGAAAAATTATATTTGCTAGAGGAGGTCAACAATGGCGAATGAATCACTTTTTTATCAACTCAACCAAATCAATGTGAATGATCATGTTGAAAAGAAAAATGGTCTGAATTACCTATCTTGGTCTTACGCGCATCAAGAATTAAAAAAGATAGACCCTAATTATTCAGTGAAAATACATGAGTATCCGCATCCTGAAATACAAAACGAACAATACTTTGTTCCCTATCTTGCTACACCAGAGGGGTACAGTGTGACCGTGTCTATTACTATTAAAGGTCAAACTGAAACTGAAACATTACCTGTTCTTGATTTCAAAAATAAATCAGTACCTTACAAGCAAGCCGACATGTTCCAAATTAACAAAACATATAAACGTTGCTTTGTGAAAGCAGCTGCTTTACACGGATTAGGTCTATACATTTACAACGGTGATGTGATGCCAGAACAACCATTTGAACCCGCAAGCGAATCAGAGATGAATGAAGTGAAAGAAAAACTGAAAGAGTTGGCACCATTGATGAAAGTAACAGAAACGCAGTTAAAAAGAAAAATGAATATATCTAACAAATTATCAAGCGAAGATGCTGAAGAAGCAATCATGCGTTTAGAAAACGGAATCAACTATTATAAAAACAAGAAAAAGGATGATGAATGATGAATCACTTTAACGGAATTGGAAGAATGACAAGAGATGCAGATGTAAAACAAACAAAAAACGGTAAGCAATTTGCACGTTTCACAATCGCCATTAATCGCTTTAATGATGAAGTTGATTTTATCGACTGTACCGTATTTAACGAAAAAGTTGTAAATGTCGTATCCAAATACACAAGTAAAGGTTCGCAAATTGGAGTTAGCGGCTCGTTACAAATTAACACATCTGAAAAAAGACGGCCATAAATTTAAACACCCGCAAATCAACGTGCAAGCTATAGATCTGCTTGATAGCAAACAAAGCAATACTAAAGGTTCAAATACACAACAAAACAATAAATCAGATAATCCATTCGCTAATGATCCAGTAGATGTTAAATCTGGCGAATTGCCGTTTTGATGAAGGAGGAAATTTACATGACTGACAAAGATTATGTTTTTAAAGAAATGACTAAAATCATCGACATTTTAGAAAGTATTAGAGATTATCTGCCGTCGTCAGATGCAGATGAAGAAATATATCTTGAAAAGTTTCATATCAGGGATTTAAGAGATGAGTTTGATGAACAGTACACTGAACCGATTGAAATAGAGGAGTGATGTCATTTGAATAAAGTACCTCAAGGCAAATATCAAAAATTGCTTGATTACCTTGTATCGAAAATGAAAACAGGCAACGCAGATGTGTATTTTTCTGAAACGAATGTAATAGATGAACCTATTCCGGATGAAGATGACTATTACAAATTGAACAAACTTACTTTGGTTATAGAACATCACGAAAAGAGCGGTTCCCATGATTGAACTTGATCATGACACGCATGTCGAATTTACAGTTTTTAAAAATCAATATGAACCGCAACCGATTCAATTTGTAAAAGGTCCATTTACCAAGCTGCTTAATTTTATAAAAAATCCAAAGGTCGGAGAGAAAAACACAAATTACTGTTTTGTCGGCGGTCAAGTACAACAGCACAGAAACAATGAAAATACAGTGTCACGTTCAATCATTACCATTGATTATGATGATATACCTGCAGATATTGATTTCTTTTCAGAAGTATCGAGTCATTTAGACTGCGGTTTTGCTATCTATTCAACACACAATCACAAACCTGAAGCACCGCGTTTTCGCTTACTCATACCATTAGATAATACTTATAAGCTAACTGCTGATGAATATAGGGCGAGTGTTCAATATATCGCAAATACAATTTTAGAAATGGATTATTATGATCCAGCTAGCGAAGTGTTAAGCCAAGTTATGTTCTTGCCCACAGTATCGGAAGAAACGGCTGCGGATTATATATTCAAATATGTAGATGAGGAACCGCTTGAACTTGAACCTATTTTGTCAGTAGCAGAAGTCAAACGCGCAATAAAAAACAAGCCTTTAGTCAGTGACGAAACATGGGAAGTTATACTAAAAGGATTGAGTGAAGGCGAATTTACAGGACGCAACAATGCAATGGCAAAACTAGTGGGGCACCTCATTTCTAAAAAAGTGAATCCTACTATCATCTATTATCTAATGCTTTACTGGGATGAACACAATCAACCGCCTTTGCAAGATAGCGGCGATTTCGACACAGTATTTAAGTCGATTTACAACAAACATAGAAAGGAGGTATAGCATGGCGGAATTACCAAGTGACATCAAGGCAATGTTCATTGATGATGATTTCGATTCATCACAATTCTTTACTGAAAAAGGCGGTTTCCTGCATTACAATTTTGCAGAGTATCTGGCAGAACAGCACAACGGTATTATGTTGGACGGCAAACCGCACTTATTTGACGGTAAAAAGTACATTGGCTTAGACAAAAATACCATCAGAAAACTTACTTTAAACTATATACCTTCTTTGAAAGAAAATCAGAATAAAGAAGTGCTTTATAAACTAGAAGCTTTATGCAGCAAAAACCAACAAGAACAAGCGCCACCATACTTTATAGGTGTAAAAAACGGAATTGTCGATATACGTGATATGACACTTAAGCCTTTCCATCCAAACATTCATATTACCAACATTATTAACGTTGAATACGAACCGAATATGAAAAGCGAATTGGTAGAAAAATTTATAAGTGATTTATCTAATCATGATAATGAAGTAGAAAAGTTACTTTATGAAATGATTGGTTATGGACTTTACCGCGATAATTTCTTACAAAAAGCATTCTTCTTCTTTAGTCCAGGTGGTAATGGTAAATCGACACTATTTAAGTTGTTGCATCACTTTTACGGTACGGATAATACAACAGCCTTATCTTTCAAAGATATTCAATCTCGATTCAAACCAGCTTCCTTACAAGGAACAATGGTTAATATCGCTGATGACATTGACCCTGATTTCATTAAAGAAACAGGCAACTATAAGACTATTGTTACTGGAGATAAATTCAATGCAGAACGTAAAGGTCAAGACGATTTCAACTTCACACCTTATGTAAAGCTGATGTTCGCAGGAAATGAATTGCCGCAGACGTCAGATCGTTCAAGAGGTTTCTATCGAAGAATGGTATTAATACCAATGCTGAAAAAATTCGGGCAAGATGGTGAAAAAGGCGACCCTATGATTATCCACAAATTAAAGGAACCAAAGCATTTAAAAGCATTACTCAATTTATCACTCAAAGGGTTATCAGAGGTATTGCGAACTGGAAAGATACATGAACCTGCAATATCTAAAGATTATAAAGCACAGTATGAGTATGATAATGACCCAATTCTACAATTTATCAATGAATCTATGGATGATAAACATCGTACATTACCAGCAGTTGAAGGTAGACCGACAGAAAAAACATATGCTATTTACCAAAGTTGGTGCAACAAAAACGGATTGCTAGCAGTAAGCAAACCTAAATTCACCAGAGAATTACGTCGTATAGGATTTGACTCTATTTTAAAGTGGTCTCCAGAATACAAAAAGATGGTTCGTTTTTATCATAAAAATGAAACAATTGATTTTTACGATTTCGACGGTTTAAAACTCTAACCATACAAAAAAGTGTATGTTTGTATGGTTTTGGTGTAAAACCCTTGGGAGAGTAAGGTTTAACCACCATACAGAAAACATACAGAACATACAGAACATACAAATTATAGAAGGTGATTAATTGAATATCAATTATGACGATGTAGAAATGCAATTCAAATGCACAGTGACGTTTACAGCTAAAGTCAAAGATACATTTCACAAACACGAAAATACACAAGCTATGGAAGATAGTTTGATCAATAAAATTTATGAAGAACCGGAAGCCTACATGGATGATTTAGAAATCACAGATGTAGAGAGATTGTTATAGGAGGACAGACAATGGAATATCCAAGAAAAGCCAATGGCAGTATCAACTTCACTGAACTATCGAGACAAACAGGTGTCAATGCTACTACATTGAGTACGCGTTATAAAAGAGGATTGCGCGGCAAAGATTTATTAGAAGGTGTACCTTATGCAAAAAGGAAAGGTAAAAAACTTACACTTAATGGTAAAGAAATTCCGATTTTTGCACATCAAGAAACACAAATGAAACAATTCAGATTAAACAAAAACACGGTTCAACAACGTTTGGATGAAGGTTGGAATTTTGATGACGCTATCGGTTATCCACCGGACTACATTTTGTTTGATGATTTAATTTGTCTGCAAGTTATGCGCGGTGAAGATGAAATACTTATTCCGTCCGATACTGTGGATGAGTTAATCGAAATGAAGGTTAATATATCAGGTTTGAAACGTGTGATTTCAAAAAATCAAAAACCGTTACATCGAGCATTACCTAAAAATGTTTTGGTTTTTAAAAATAGAAAGATTATAGGCGAACGCTATACAAGTCGTTTGATCAGAGAAGAAAAGCAGCGACGAGAACATGCAAGAAAAAAGAGAGAAGAACGTCAACGTGCTAAAAGACCTTGGTTATACGACGGCACACCGCAGCCACCATACGCACGCGATGAATACACACAATGGCTTATGGACACATCTATTTATCCAAAGGCGGTGCGTTAGATGAGAGAAGTAAAAGAATTACACGTAGGCGATGAGATCATTCTTTGGCAGTATCGTGGATTGAATGTGCAAGGACCTAATGGAGATGACGGTCATGCAGGTGTAGTAATTAGGGAAATTAACAGGAATGATGAACAATCATTGTTAGTTAAATTGAAAGGCATTGATGACCCGTTCGAACTGACAGACGAGGATTACTTCGATAAACTCCCAATATCTTTTAAGAAAGCTGAACATTTTGAAGATTGCAAAAATAACTCAGTACATCAGCCTAATCATTACCAGTTCGGTCAATTTACAGCAGCAATGATTATTGAGTTAGTAGGAAGGACTTACAAATCAGCTCCAGTCTTTTATCACGTAGGTAACGCCTTAAAATATTTGATGCGTGCGCCTAGAAAGAATGGATTGGAAGATATTAAAAAAGCGAGACAGAGCATTGAATTTGCGATTGAGTGTTGGGGTAAGTAGATGCGTGATTTATCAAACACAATTAAACAGCGTTTCAAATCAGACACACGAGGACGTAGTTTAACGCAGTTAGAGCAAGAGTTACAGAGCAGAGGTGTAAAGGGGTTTGTGATTGATGCAAGCCCTGCACGCATCACTGCAATCGTTGCTAGAGAGGATTATTTGAATAATAGGAGGAATTGGAATGGCAGTCAGAATAGGCAATCTTAAAATTGAAGAAGTCTTAGACAAGTTAGGAATTACTTTACCGAAAGAAGTTGTAGAACTTATGGAAGCGAGATACCAACAGTCAGCACAGTCAGAGGACTTAGAATCAGAACAATGGCATTGCTTCGAATTCCCTTTCTGCATGTCATGTGGCAGCAGAGAAACAGCATATGAATGGTTTGAGATACTTTCACCTTATGGTGATGAGATGAAAACGCAAATGCAGATCGTAGCAAAGTAAAGGAGGAAATGGGATGATACCTAAATTCAGAGAGTTTGATAGAGAAAGACATAGAACTGATTATCAGAAAGGCATGAGTTATGGTGAACAACAAGACTTTGATATGGGATTCACTATTTGGTTCGACCATATTGAAGACCTGGATTTAATCGAAAAAGATGGCACCATTAATAGAATTGTGATGATGTCGACTGGTCTGAAAGACAAAAACGGAAAAGAAATTTATGAGTCGGATATTGTGAGAAATTCATACGGTGAGTTATATGTTGTGGAATGGTTAGACGGAAGTTTTGTATTAACTGAATTTTATAACGGAGGTTACGACCACTACATTATAGATAGTTCAACAGAGTATGAAGTTTTGGGTAACATTTATGAAAATCCTGAATTACTGGAGGACGATAACCATGCAAGCAACTGATAAAGAGTTAGTAAAACTATACAAAGCCAATCGTGATGAATTGATTGAAGATGTACGTGTGTTAAACGAGAAACTTGATCGAATCGAAGCGTTTGTAGATTTTAAAATATTATCTAATCCAAGCAGCGGACAGTATATCGGAATCAAACACTACATTGACAAAGTTAGGAGAGGTAGAGATGAGGACTAAAGAGTTTATTGCAAGTGTACAAAATATGGGATTTAAAGTTGATGGCGGTACAGTAGAAATGAGTATTTTCGATAAGGACAATGATAAGATTGCACAGGTTAGTAGAGAAGTACAATGGTCTATGTGGACTTGTTCATTCGCTTTTAGTGAGATGTTAGAAGAGGATAAAGAAGATTTGTTTAACGTCATGGTTGAGTACACAAGTACACCTATCGAAGAACGTGATAAGTATTACATTAAGCATAAGTATTTAAGAAAACATAATGCTTATTTAAATTATAACAACGTTTTCAAAGAGTGGTTTTTCCATAGTAAGTCAGATACTGCTAATCGCAAAACTCAATTCGTACTATCAGACCTTCCGTTGTGGGTACATGAAATGCTGGAACAAGGTCATCTTGTAAAGGAGGAATTGGAATGACAAAACTTAGCTTTGAAGATGTGACAAGAATCCAAAGCATAATATTATCTTCGGATTACCCAGATGATTTAGTAGAACGATATGTAGATGTTATCGAATCTGTGTATAAAAAAGCGAGGGCATGGGACAACTATTGTAAAAGTGTAGAAAAAGATTTGAGAAACGAATTTGGTAATGACGATAAAAGAATTCAAGTAGGAATGCAGTTGAATAATAACATTTTTATGGAGGGTGAAGCATAATGGCATACAAATACATGGAAAAACAAGTAGAAGGTGCTAAAGCACTAGCAGAAAAATACCCGCACATGCAAACACATCAAGATATTTACAAAGAGCATGTAGAGGTGCTGGAAAAAGCAAAGGCGTTTGATGAAGTAATTAAAGCAAGTCAGAAAGAAAAAACATATGAACAATTAGGGTTTACGACATCAAGAATAGCTAGTGAATATTGGAGGGATAAAGTAAATGACTAAACTACAAATTAAGTTACTCTCAGAAAACGCAACAATGCCGAAACGCGCTAATGCAACGGACTCCGGTTTAGACCTATATGTGTCCGAAACAACAGTGATAGAACCTCACACAACAGTAGCAGTTAAAACAGATGTTGCAATTAACTTACCTTATGGTTATGAAGCGCAAGTCAGACCACGTTCTGGTAAATCACTTAAAACTAAACTACGTGTAGCGTTGGGTACGATAGATCAAACTTATCATAAAGAGATCGGAATTATCACAGATAATATCAGTAATGAACCTATAACTGTTAAACAAGGTGAACGTTTAGCGCAGTTAGTCATTGTACCTGTTTCTTATATGCAGCCGGTAGAAGTAGAAGAGTTTGAAAATGAAAGTAACAGAGGCGCATACGGTAGCACAGGATATTAAACAGCTTGGCGGTTCGTCCGCCTTGCTATTAGGAAGTGACGCAATGAAATTCAAACTGCCACCTAGAGATTACTTACTTAAACGACTGCCACACGACAGAATCAAAGAAAAGTTACAAAAGTACGGCTTTCCGCAGTATTGCAAGCAATGCTACAGTAAGGACTTTATAACGCTTCAATGGTCAGATTATTTACCAGAACAACGAAGAACGTACCTACACGAATGTACACAGTGTGGAAATCAATGGTTTGAAGAAGTAGATAGATACGTGTGGGATGAAGAACAAGGGAAGTATGTGAAGAATAATAAGTATAAGTTGGATTGAATTATTTTAGGAGGTAATACTATGTTTGGATTAATCAAAGAGGTTACAGATACATTTAGTTTTAGTGAGTGGAATGTACTTTGGGTTGATGATGATGGTAAATCACATGGCAAGCGTTTTTATTATAAAACAGAAGCTCGTAAATTTTATGATAGTTTGCCGTATATCAATAAAAAAATGGAAAGAGCAGGGTGGTAAACAATGATTAAAACATTACTTAAAATTATCTTAACGCTTACACTATACGAAGCAGCTAAATACATCACTGAACAGCTCATTATTTACCGTACACAGAACGATGATGTGGAAGCACCTGCAGACTTCGACATACACGATCATATACATCTTAATGATTTAAAAGCAGAGGTGAGTGAATGAATATACCTATTGTTATAATTTCTGCTATTGCTTTATATTCAGTTATAACAAAAATAATGCAGAGATCGAAAATAAAAACGCTTGAATATAAGTTGGAGAAAAACCACAGAAAAGTTAATGAATTAATAGTGGATAGCAAAAATAAAATAATGGTACTTCATTTAGAATACGGAACTATAACACCTGAATCTATAAGTAAAATTAGTAGAGATTTCCAAAATCTTGATGAAAAGGGATATCACGTAATAGTTTTGGATAAGACTTTTGATATAAAACAAAAACGTTTAAGTGACGATATTGTAACTAAGCTAAAAAGAGAATTGAATAATGGTGTTAGCATAGGAGAGTGATTAAATGGAAGATATATTATTTACTATTATATTGATAGTTTCAATTATTTGCTACACCGTTTATAAGATATATTGCAACCATGTGAATAAGACTAAGAATAATTATTACACTGGTGGGTTAACAAACCCTGAAACAAAACAGCCGGACCCTAATCTTATAAAGTGGCTGGATCATCATAGAAGTCTAGCCAAACCAAAGAAAGATAAAGGTACAAGGATACCACCAGGAAAGGAACAAGATGAAATGTTAAAAAACTGGGCTAAAAAAATAAACGAAGAAAACAGAACGTTGGACTTTGATAAAACAAAAGAGAATGAAAGGAAGCTTCTTGTAGAAGGTTATCATCACTGCATCAGATATATTGATGAGCGGATTAAGCAGGCAATTGATACTGGTAGATATAGAGTAACTATAGACGTTTTCGCTTTGCAAATCACTGCACTTTCTAATGATACAGGAAAGGTTAATAACGACACAATTCAGGCGATTATACATCATTATAAAAAACAAGGTGTTAAAGCCTATATTCATTTTGAAGAAGGATATAGAACTGTAAATATTAGAAAATTTCCGGAGAAAGAACTCATTATAGATTGGAGAGAGTAAGTAAGTGAGCTATGCTAACAGAGGTAAATGGTTAGAGAACGTAATATCAAATGTTAACTGGAACTATGAGAAGTTGAGCAAAGCAGTGATACGCAAAGTACCTACAGATATCGCATATAATACACGTACTGGCAAAGCATTCTTCAAAGCAAAAGGCATGGTTGATTTTGTAGGTATCAGCAACGGTAAGATGATTGCATTTGATGCTAAGAATACTAAAGGTGCAAGCGTACCATTTAAAAATATACAGGATCATCAAGTCGATTACTTACTTAAAGTAGAAGAACAAGGTGGCAAAGCTTTCTTATTGATTTACTTTGAAGAGTATCAAGAATTATATAAGTTGAGTATCAGTGATTATGTAGAGTTGAAAGAAACATTAGAACGTAAGAGCATACCGTACAGTTATTTTAAAACTATTGAACCAATCAAAAGCAAGAATGGTATTGCCTTTGATTATCTGGAGGTGATGTGATGGTGTGGATGATACTGGCATTACTGTTATCAATATTCACTATTGTTCTTTATAAAGTGAACAGAGGACAGGCAGAAGAATTAGAAGGACAAGAATATATTATTAATGTATTGGTTAAGCGATTGTATGATAAGTAATTAGGAGGAGTTAGATGTACACAGAAATAGAGATTAAAGATATGATGTTTGATTATCATTGGATGCGTAAGCTGGTAGACGAAAAGGTTTATGAGTATGACAGTACATCTATCGGACAGTACGGTATTGAATCAGCAATGCCTAAAGCACAAGGAACTACTGGTAATAAAGTATTAGTGAGAGTTATACGCAATGATAAGGATTACCGCAAGACACAAGAGTTGGTAGATAAGTTAGCATTCATAGATAGTTACGAAGAGTACATCAGCAGTGATAAAAATTACCACTTACTTCAGCTGATCAAGATAGGCAAGAGTGTTAATGATATCAAACGTATTATGAAGATGGGATACAATAAGATAATGCACCATGTTGATGAGATAGTTAATGTGTACATTATCCAACAGAAGAGAAGCAAGATGTTAGAAGACTGATAGGACTGTTAGGACTGATGAGACTGATAGGACTGATAAGACTGAAGTTGCAATTGCTATATTCATATTATTATAATTGAGTCATAGCGATATTAGTACACGAGATATAACATGTTATCTGTTATGATTCTTATGTCTGGCACTGACAAAGAAGTTCGTTGATCACTAAGTTACTATGTAAATGAAAATACTATATTATAACTGAGGCACATCATTAACGTGATGTGTCTCTTTTGTTTATTGATATGAATACTGTAAGCAGCAACATGGCAAGACATGGACAACAACATAAGACAGTGTTGATATGAGTAAGCATAGGAGGTTGTGTATATGACTAAGCATGACAATAACTACAAGCATGGACGCAAGACATATGAACATGATTGGTTCTATCACTCTAAAGCATGGACTAAGATACGTGAAATGGCTTTAGACAGAGACAATTACCTATGTCAGAAGTGTTTAGAAGAAGGTAAAATCACAGATGCCAAAATTGTACATCATATTGTTTATGTTGATGATGATTTTACGAAAGCATTGCAATTAGATAATTTAATGAGTGTTTGCAGCAGTTGTCACAACAAAATTCATGCAAACGATAATGATAAAACAAATAAAAGAAATGTGAGAGTTGCAAAAATTTAAAATCACAAAATTTATATAAAAATAAAATTTAATTTTTTTATCCCCCCTACCCTCGAAGAAAAAATAAAAATGGTCGGGGACCGACGGGGGCCCATCGCTCGCAATCAATCGAAAAATTTCATGAAAGGGGGGTCTCAGTTGAAATTAACAAAAGAACAACTGAAAAAGTACATTGATGACTATCAAGAATCGGACGACATGCTTATTTCGCTTTATATCGAAACTTACGAATTTTACTGCAGATTGCGTGATGAACTTAAAAAAAGCGATCTGATGATTGAACATACCAACAAAGCAGGGGCTAGTAATATCGTTAAAAACCCGCTCAGTATCGAATTAACGAAAACTGTGCAAACATTAAACAACTTGTTAAAATCTTTAGGCTTAACCGCAGCACAAAGAGAAAAAGTTGTACAGGAAGAAGATGGTTTCGGTGACTATTAAAGTTTTAAATGAACCCTCTCCTAAATTGCTGACAACGTGGTATGCAGAGCAAGTTGTTAAAGGAAAAATTTTAGCAAGCCGATATGTAAAAAAAGAGTGTGAAAGACACCTTAGATATTTAAAAAATGGCGGGAAATGGGAATTTGATGAAGAGTTAGGACATAAACCTATCAGGTTTATTGAGAAATTCTGTAAACCGTCTAAAGGGGCAAAACGTCAATTGGTGCTTCAACCGTGGCAACATTTCATTATCGGAAGTTTGTTCGGTTGGGTAAACAAAGAAACTAAATTAAGACGATTCAAAGAATCAGTAATCTTTGTAGGACGTAAAAACGGTAAAACTACATTGATTTCTGGTGTAGCTAACTATGGGGTGTCACAAGACAAAGAAAACGGTGCAGAAATTCATATGTTAGCAAACACCATGAAACAAGCACGATTATTATTTGATGAATCTAAAGCAATGATTAAAGCAAGTCCTCAACTTAGAAGAAATTTCAGACCTCAAAGAGATGCAATCCTTTATGATAAGACAATTTCAAAAATAGAACCACAAGCAGCAGATAGTGAAAAACTTGATGGATTGAATACACATATTGGTATCTTTGATGAAATCCATGAGTTTAAAGACTACAAACTTATCTCAGTTATTAAAAACTCCAGGGGCGCACGTTTGCAACCATTGTTGATTTATATTACAACTGCGGGCTATCAATTAGATGGTCCTCTTGTTGATATGGTTGAAGCAGGTAAAGATACTTTAGATGGAATTATTGAAGATGAAAGAACATTCTACTTTTTAGCTTCACTTGATGATGAAGATGATATGAATGACCGTGAAACATGGGTTAAAGCCAATCCTAACTTAGGCGTATCTATCAACATTGATGATATGGAAGAAGAATGGATTAAAGCTAAACGTACACCTGCTGAACGTGGAGATTTCATTACAAAGCGTTTTAACATTTTTGCCAATAATGATGAAATGAGTTTTATTGATCATGCTACATTGCAAAAGAACAATGAAGTTATTTCAGTAGATGAATTGGAAGGTTTACCGTGTACGATAGGTTATGACTTGTCAGAAACAGAAGATTTCACTTCCGCTTGTGCAACATTTGCACTTGATAACGGTAAAGTAGCTGTTTTATCGCATTCATGGATACCAAAGCATAAAGTAGAATATTCAAATGAGAAAATCCCTTATCGAGAATGGGAAGAAGCAGGTTATCTGACGATACAAGATACACCATACATTGATTACAATGATGTATTCGATTGGATACTTAAAATCAATGAACATTATCCTGTTGAAAAGATAACTTATGACAGAGCCAACGCTTTTAAACTCAATCAAGAACTTAAAAATTATGGTTTTGAAACCGAAGAAGTACGACAAGGTGCAATCACATTAAGTCCTGCATTAAAGGACCTTAAAGAAATGTTTTTAGACGGTAAAATCATTTTCAATAATAATCCGCTTATGAAATGGTATATCAACAACGTTCAGTTAAAAATGGACCGTAACGGAAACTGGTTACCTTCTAAGCAAAGTCGTTACAGAAAGATAGATGGTTTTGCAGCAATGCTTAACACCTATACCGACATCATGAACAAAGTTGTAACTGATGCAGGCAATGGTTCAATTGAGTTTATCAGCATGAAAGATTTAATGCGATAAGGAGGTGATCACTATAGCAAAGGAAAATATTTTTACTAAAATCAAAAGAAGTTTAATTGATGGTTGGGTAGATAAAACAACTCAAAACATGTACGACTTTTCACCGTGGAAAAACAAAACATTCTGGGGTGTTATTAATAACACGCTTGAAACGAATGAGACAATATTTTCAGCTGTTACGAAATTATCAAATGCAATGGCAAGTTTACCGTTAAAACTTTATGAAAATTATGATGTCATCAATACTGATGTTTCTGATTTATTAACCAACTCTCCTAATAACTCAATTAGTAGCTTTGATTTTATTAATCAGATTGAGACGACTAGAAACGAGAAAGGTAACGCTTATGTTTTGATTGAACGTGATATTTACTATCAACCTGAAAGACTCTACTTACTCAATCCAGATGTTGTACAAATTGCAGTTGAAAACAAATCACGTGAATTGTACTACTTTATTACTGCTGCAACTGGTAATAAATTAGTAGTACATAATACGGATGTGCTTCACTTCAAACACATTGTAGGTTCTAATATGGTACAAGGCATCAGTCCTATTGATGTATTGAAGAATACAATGGATTTCGACCATGCGGTGCGTACCTTCAACTTACGTGAAATGGAAAAACCTGATTCGTTTGTTTTAAAATATGGTACTAATGTTGATGTTGATAAAAAGCAAGCAGTAATTAACAACTTTAAAGACTTTTACTCGGAAAACGGGGGTATCTTATTCCAAGAGCCAGGTGTTGAAATTGATCCAATGGATAGAAAGTATGTTTCAGAGGATATTGTAGCTTCAGAAAACTTAACACGTGAACGGGTGGCCAATGTATTTCAAATGCAGGCCATTTTTTTAAACGCAAAAAGCAATATGAATGGCACAACAAAATCTGAAGAAATAAACCGTTTCTTCCTGCAGCACACGTTATTGCCTATCATCAAACAGTATGAATCAGAGTTTAACCGTAAATTACTTACTAAAGAAGATAGGAAGCAAAACAGATACTTCAAATTCAATGTTAAATCTTTCTTACGTGCAGACAGTGCAACGCAAGCAGAAGTTTACTTCAAAGCAGTACGAAGCGGATATAACACTGTAAATGAAATCAGAATTTGGGAAGATTTACCGCCTATTGAAGGTGGAGATGTACCATTCATCAGTGGAGATTTATATCCGATAGATATGACTGTCGAAGAAAGAAAAGCATTGAAAGGAGGTGGAACGAGTGAACAAACAAAAATACTTCCAAATACAGAAGAAAACGGAAAGTAAAGGCGAAATTTATATCTATGGAGATATTGTCAGCAACAAATGGGATGATACAGATGTAACAGCTATCGATTTTAAAAAAGAACTTGATGCATTAGGTGATGTTAAAGAACTTGATATTCATATCAACTCATCCGGTGGGAATGTTTTTGAAGGTCATGCGATTTACAACATGATTAAAATGCATAAAGCAAAAGTAAATGTATATATTGATGCTTTAGCAGCATCTATTGCAAGTGTTATCGCAATGAGCGGTGACACTATTTTTATGCACAAAAACAGTTTGCTTATGATTCATAACAGTTGGATTATGACTATTGGCAACGCAAGTCAATTACGTGAAACGGCTGATTTGTTGGATAAAACGGACAAATCAAGCAATACAGCGTATTTAGATAAAGCACAAGGTATGTCTGAAAAAGAATTAAAACAACTTTTAGATGCCGAAACATGGTTGACAGCTGAAGAAGCACTTGAAAAAGGTTTTATTGATGAAGTATTAGGAGTAAACGAAATCGCTGCAAGTATTTCTACGGACCAATATAAACTATTTAAACATGTTCCAGAATCTGTAGAAAAAGATATCGATAAAATTACAAAAATTGATGATATCGACAAAAATACGGTTGAAACACCTAAAAAATCTATGCCTCAAGAAGAAGAAGAAGAGAGAAATAGAATTCTCAAAAAATGCGAAGAACTAAAAAAATCAATGAATTTATAGGAGGTTGCTTGTATGAACTTATACGAATTGAAGCAATCATTAGGAATGATTGGACAACAATTAAAGCAAAAAAATGAAGAATTAGGAAAAAAAGCCACTGATCCTAGTGTAGAAATGGAAGAAATCAAACAATTAGAAACAGAACGCAATGATTTACAAAATCGTTTCCAAATTGTTGAACGTCAAGTTGCAGATATTGAACAAAAAGAAAAAGCGAAAATTGAAGATAAAGAAGGAGTTTATCAATCTTTAGATAAAGAAGCGCAATTGATTAAAGCGAAAGCTGAATTCTACCGTCATGCTTTATTACCTAATGAATTTGAGAAACCATCACAAGAAGCACAACGCTTATTATATGCGTTGCCTACAGATAATGAATCTGGCGGAGATAAATTATTACCTAGAACATTGTCAAAAGAAATTATTTCTGAACCTTTCGCTAAAAACCAGTTACGTGAGAAAGCACGCTTAACTAACATTAAAGGTTTAGAAATTCCACGTGTCTCTTACACATTAGATGATGATGATTTCATCACTGATTTAGAAACTGCTAAAGAGTTAAAATTAAAAGGTGATACCGTTAAGTACGGTACTTATAAATTTAAAGTGTTCTCTGCTATCTCTGACACAGTTATCCACGGCTCAGATGTAGATTTAGTTAACTGGGTAGAAAATGCATTGCAATCTGGTTTGGCAGCTAAAGAACGTAAAGATGCATTAACTGAAACACCTAAAGCTGGTTTAGAGCATATGTCATTCTATAACGGCTCTATTAAGCAAGTGGACGGCGAAGACACTTATAAAGCAATCGTCAATGCTTTAGCTGATTTGCATGAAGATTACCGTGATAATGCGACTATCTACATGAAGTATGCGGATTACGTTAATATTTTAGATACGTTATCAAATGGAACTACTAACTTCTTCGATACACCGGCCGAAAAAGTATTTGGTAAACCAATCGTATTTACTGATGCAGCAGTTAAACCAATCGTTGGAGACTTTAACTACTTCGGTATCAACTACAATGCAACAACTTATGACACAGATAAAGATGTTAAAAAAGGCGAATACTTGTTTGTATTAACAGCTTGGTATGATCAGCAACGTACATTAGACAGTGCATTCCGAATCGCAAATGTAAAAGCTACAACAACACCCTAATGAACCCCAAAATGTTGATGTAACAGTCAACGCAAAATCGGCTGTTATTTCAGCAGAATAGGGGCGTGATTAAATGCACTTAGATTCAATAAAACTATGGTTGAAAGTCGATTATGGTTATGAAGACAGTTTAATTAATGAATTAATTGAATCAGCAATATCAGAGTTGAAGCTTAGCGGCGTTCCTGAATATGAAGAGGGTGCTGCTGAGTACCCGCTCTACAAAACTGCAATTAAATATATTATTGCAAGAGATTTTGAAAGTCGTGGTTATGTTGGTGATGGTTCAAAAAGTAAATCTTTTAACGACAAAGCATTAAAAAATCTAATTTTGAAATTAAAAGAATGGTGAGGTGAATGCATTGGAATTTAATGAATTTAAAGATAGAGCTTCATTTTTCAAATATACCAATAGCGGACCTTATCCAGATGATAAAGAGGAAGTTCAGTTATATAGTTGTTTCTGTGAAGTTTATAGCCCTTCAATCAAAGATATTGAAATATTAAAGTCTACACAATCTTTAATTGGCATTACAATTGTCGTACGTGATCCTGGCATGGATTACCAACCTTTGAATAACCATATTGTTAAAGTTGATAAGAGGATATACGCTAATAAACTTTTTAATATTCAAGAAGTCAGAGTGAACACACCGCCCAACTATATTACGTTGGTGTTGTCAGAAAAATGAGTGTTGAAGTTAAAGGTATACCTCAATTAATTAAACAATTAGAACGAAAGTTCGGTTATACAAAGATGAGAGAAATTGAAGATGAAGCCTTAAATGATGGTGCGGACCATGTCGTGGAGTTATTAGCAAGAAATTTCGAAGTGTTTAAAGATACAGGTGCTTCGATAGATGAAATAACAAAAAGTAAACCGACATTCAGTGGTGTGGGCAATTCAGCACGTTCTATTTATATCAAGTGGGAAGGTCCTATGGATAGATTTAGAATCATTCATTTGAACGAACATGGTTACACACGTAATGGCATTAAGTATACTCCTCGTGGTTTTGGTGTAATCGCTAAAACGTTAAAACAAGGAGAAAATACTTATCGTAAAAAAATAGTGGATAGTTTGAGGCGGAATATATGAATATTTTAAACCTGATCAGAAACTTAATTATTAATGATGAGAAGCTTAAAGCCATAGTAGGTAACCGTGTTTATTTTTATGAAACTACTGAGAACACAGATACAAGTGATACTTTCGTAGTATTAACTCCAATCAATACCGAACCATCAACTTTTGTTTCTGATATGTATAGGTCAGAAACATTTTTTGTGCAAGTAGATGTAGAAAGCTATAAAGAAGAAACAACTTTAATTACAACTAATCGAATCAGATATCTATTATTTCAAAATGATTTAAAACCAAGTTCCAGCCAACTGGACGACTATTTCAAAGAAACAAAAAGGTATGTTAAGTCGAGACGTTACTTAGGCACACCGAAAAATCAATATTACAAAGGCGAACACATTGAATAAATGTGTATTTTTTATGCCTAATTTTAAGGAGGAACAATTATATGGCAGAGAATCAAGGTTCTTATAAAGTAGGTTTCAAGAAAGTTTTAGTAGGAGTTTTTGACCAAGTTGGAGAAAAAATCGTCAAAAAATTCGAATGGAAAGATGATAAAGGTGGTACAGTAAACCTTAATGTTACAGGGTTAGCACCAGAATTAGTAGACATGTTCGCATCAAACAAACGTGTATGGATGAAAAAACAAGGTACTAACGAAGTTAAATCCGATATGGATATCTTCAACATTCCAAGCGATGACTTGAACGAAGTATTAGGACGTAAAAAAGATGCAAATGGTACTGCATGGGTTGGCGAAAAAACTAAAGCACCGTTTGTTGCTATGATTGGTGTTTCAGAAGATGGAATGACTGGAGAGCCAGTATATGTAGCATTATTAAAAGGTACTTTCAGCTTAGATTCAATTGAATTCAAAACTAAAGGAGAAAAAGCAGAAGCACCTGAGCCAACTAAACTAACAGGAGACTGGATGAACCGCACTATCGAAGTAGATACAGAAGAACAAGGTGTTGTATACGGATATCATGAAGGTAAAACTGGAGAAGAAGAATTCTTCAAAAAAGTATTCCCTGGATACGAAGAACCTATTGTTGGTGGCGAGACAGTTACTGGACCCTAATACTCCCCGAAATGTAGAGACTACAGTTAGTACTGAAAGTGTTAACGTATCTGCAGAATAGGGGCAAGGAGAAGATTTTATGGTAAAAACATTAAAAGTATATAAAGATGATGTGGTTGTTGGAACAAAAGAGGGTGACGGACGTTTGTCTGTTACTGTATCTGGTTTAAATGCAGATACTGAGTATCCAACAGGTACTTATAAAGTTGCTTTTGAAGAAAATGGTGTTGAATCAAGCAAAGTGGATGTTCCAATGTTTAAAACCAATCCGATTTTAATCACTGGCATCACATTTGAACCTAACACAAAAGAAATTAAAGTAGGGGCGGATGACTCTGTTGCAGCTATTGTTACACCGTCAACAGCAACAAATAAAACTGTAACTTATTCCTCAGATAAAACTGACATTGTTACGGTAGATGCTGAGACAGGTGCTATTCATGGTGTTGCAGAAGGCACAGCAGTAGTTACAGCTACAGCAAATGACGGAAGTGGCAAAACAGGAACAATCAACATCACAGTTTCAACAGACGCAGTGTAATTGCTGCGTCTTTTTTTATTTAATTTAAAAAGGAGAATGTAAAATGACAATTAAATTTGAAATCAAAGATGACAAGACAGGTAAAACTTCAACATACAAACGAGATATTATCACTATGGGAGAAGCAGAAAAATTCTATGAATTTTTAGAACAAACACAAAAAGAGTCAGCTAAAGAAAATGCTGATGCGAAAAAAGTAAGAAAGTTAGAAAGACAATATTTAGTAAGTATTTTTGCAGATCAAGGTTTAACAGAAGATGAAGTATTAAACAACATGGGAACACGTTTATACTCGAAAGTTATGAATGAATTATTTCGTGAAATCAACGGAGAAGATGAAGAAGATACAGAAGATGCATCAGAAGAAGTGGGAAAGACAGAAAACTAATTTCAATACCAGAAATTTTATCAAATCTTAAATCTATACAACGTTATTGCATGGAAAAGTATGGCTGGACAATCACTCAGGTGAAAGAACAGCCTTACTTTGAATTGCTTAATTTACTTAATGAAGATAACGAAGAAAAAGAAGAGCAACAAAACGAAGAAGAAAAAGTATATACAGGTACTGATTTAAGAATGTTATTCGGTAGCTAGAAAGGAGGGTAATATGAACGAGAAATTGCAAGGTTTAACATTAGAGATGAAGCTCGATTCTCTTGGTGTAAGAGAAGGTATGAAAGGCTTAAAACGTGAATTAGGTGTAGTTAACAGTGAGATGAAAGCAAATTTATCGGCATTTGATAAAGCTGAACGCTCAATGGATCAATACAAAACCAAAATTGACGGATTGAATAAGAAAATGAAAATACAAAAGCAAATGTTCAATCAAGCCGAAAATGAACTAAAAGAATTGAATGCTACTTACACAAAAGCGAAAAGCAGAGTTAAAGATGTTGAACAAGCATACAAGTCACTCACTGCTGCAAACCAGAAAAATAAACAGGCGCTCGAAAAATCCAATGCGAGTTTGAAAGAAAGTACACAAGAGTTAAAAAAGGCTCAAAATCAATCTAAAAGAACAAATGAACAGCGAGATAAAGCATATCAAAAGCTCAAACAGCTTAGAAAGGCAGAAGAAGATTTAAAAAACAGCAATAAAGCAAGTACAGCGCAACTCAAACGAGCAAGAGAACAGGTAGAAAAACAGTCGCAGAAACATAAAGAACTCGTACAAAAGTATAAAACAGAAGAGTCCCAAGTAAAAAAATTACGCGGCGAAAACAAAAAGTTATCAGATTCAAATGAAAAAGTTAAAAATACTTATGACAAAACTAATAAAGAGTTACAACAGACTGAAAAAGAGTTTAAAGACATTACCAACACTATTAAAAATCATAATCAAAACTTAGCCAAAGCAGAAAAACAAGTCAATAATGAAAAGACTGCACTAAACAACTTACAACGTACAATTGATAAAACAACGAGTGAAATGAAGCAGTTTAATAAAGAACAACTTATTGCTAATAGTCATTTTACTAAAGTTGCAAATCATGCTGATAATTTATCTAAGAAATTTGGTTCAGTAGGACAAAAAATGACTAACATAGGCCGAAGCATGACGATAGGTGTTACGACGCCGGTTGTTATGGGATTAGGTGCCGCAGTGAAAACAAGTGCTGACTTTGAAGCACAAATGTCACGTGTAGGTGCTATCGCTCAAGCAAGTGGCGGTCAAATGAAAGATATGACTGCACAAGCTATGGAACTGGGGGCAAAAACAAGCCAATCAGCTTCTGAAGTAGCAAAAGGTATGGAAGAACTCGCAGCATTAGGTTTTGATGCCAATCAAGTAATGTCTGCTATGCCAGGTGTTATCAGTGCAGCAGAAGCCAGTGGCGCAGATATGGCTACAACTGCAAAAGTAATGGCATCGTCTATCAATGCCTTTAATTTGAAAGCTAGTGATTCCAGTCATGTAGCTGACTTATTGGCAACTGCTGCGAATGACAGTGCGGCTGATATCAATTATATGGGAGAAGCTTTAAAATATGCGGGTACACCTGCCAAAGCTTTAGGAGTATCATTAGAAGATACATCGGCAGCGATTGAGATTATGTCGAACTCAGGTATTGAAGCTTCTGGAGCTGGTACTGCATTACGAGCATCGTTTATCCGTTTAGCTAATCCTACTGGAGAAGCTTCTAAACAGATGAAAAAAATGGGCATACATTTAACTGATAATAAAGGCAAATTCGTTGGAATGAGCAATTTGATTAATCAGTTTAAAAATGAAATGAAAGGTATGACCAAAGAACAAAAATTAGCTAATGTTTCGACTATTGTGGGAACAGAAGCCGCGAGTGGTTTCTTAGCCTTAATTGATGCAGGACCACAAAAAATTGATGAATACAGTGCCTCCTTAAAAAATTCAGATGGTGCAAGTAAAAAAGCAGCTGATCAAATGAAGAACAACCTTAAGGGCGCTTTAGAACAATTGAAAGGTTCTTTTGAAACTTTAGGTATTCAGATAGGCAGAGACTTAACGCCCGCTATTCAAGCAGGTGCAAAAGGTGTTCAGCGATTTGTAGAAGGTTTCAGTAGCTTGCCAGGTTGGGTGCGTAAAAGTGCATTAGGTGTAACTATATTCGCAGCCGCATTAGGACCTGCAGCGTTAGGCTTAGGCTTACTGTTTAGAGCAGTTGGAAGTGCTGCAAAAGGATATGCGGATTTAAACAGAAAAATGGCAGTCAACACAGTAGAAGCGGCCGCCAATGCAACTGCTAATAAAGGTGCTGCAGCATCTTTAGCGACAACAGGGAAATCAGTCAAAGGTTCTACAGGAACTTTTAGTATGTTCGGTAATGTATTAAAAACAACAACTGGTAAATTCAGCGGTTTAGGCAATGTACTGAAAACAGGTACTAAATTGTTCGGAAAAGTAGGTATCCCTCTAACAATACTTACTACAATCTTTAGTGTAGCTTATGAAAAAATGGATTGGTTCAGAAAAGGTTTCAGCAACATGGGTAAACTTGTGAAGCAAGTTGGCGACAGTATGGACTTTTCTTGGATTGATAAAGCTAAAAATAAGATGGGTACTTTCTGGGACGATTTTAAAAACGATATGGCCAAAGGTCTCCAAGAAGGATTGTTATTCAAAGGGATTAAAAAAGCTTTTGATGGTTTAGATAAAATGGTTTCTAAAGCTTCAGATACTACGAATGTTTTTGCTAAAGGTGTATCTAAGGGTACAGAAAATGCTTTGAAGTCATATAATAAATTATCACAACAATCTACTTTGAAGTTAGAACAGATTAAACTTCAACATGGAAAAAACAGTAATGAACAATACAAACAAATCACTAACATTTATAAAAAAATGGGTGATGAAATCAATAAGCAGTTAGATAAAAGACATGACCAAGAAATTGCTGGCTTAAATAAAATATTTAAAGATACTAACGGTCTAACAAAACAACAAGAGCAAAAAATAATTGCACAGACTCAACGTCAAAACACAAAAGAAACAGAAAGTATTAGAAAGACCCAAGAAAAAATTCAAGCGATTTATAAAAAAGCTCATAACGAACATAGAAATTTAAAGAAAGCTGAAATAAATCAAATTGAAAAATTGCAGGCACAGTTAGATTCTAAAGTAGTTAAATCAATGTCTAAAGGAGAGATTGAACAAAAAGCTATTTTAGAAAGAATGAAACAAAACAAGACGAAGCTTTCTATACAAGCTGCATCAAGTGTTATCAAAGAAAGTGCTAGAGAACGTGATACAACAATTTCAGATGCTAAAAAGAAATATAAAGATACAGTAGCTGAAGCGATTAAACAACGCGATCAATACGGGACACTTTCTAAAGATCAAGCCGACAAAGTTATTAGAAATGCTAAGAAGCAATACGAAGAATCGAAAGACAAAGCTAAAAAACAACATAATGCTGTTGTAGGAGAAGCTAAGAAACAAAACAAAGGTGTAGGTTCAAACATTGATGAACAAACTGGAAAAGTAAAAACTGGTTGGCAAAAAATGTTGGACACTGTCAAAAAGAAGAATGATGAAATTGTAAAAGATACTAATAAATGGAATAAAGTAGCTAATAAGATTACAGGTTCATCTAAAAAAGCACATGACGGTATGAATAAATGGTTTGGACAAGTTTATAATAGAGCGAAAAACTGGTTTGGAAAAACCAAGAAGGCTGCTGATAAAGATTGGAATTCGATTAGCAGTAAACTAGGTTCTGCTTCACGCAAAGGATACAACGCTGTTACTAAATGGTTTGGCCAATTACCAGGAAAAACTTCAAATTGGTTTAAATCGACTAAGAAATCAACTGATGACAATTGGAATAAAATCAGTAATAAAATAAGCAGTTCTACCAAAAAAGCATATGACAGTGCGAAAAAATGGTTTGGAAGTACCTACAACAATGCTAGGAGTAATTTTAAAAACACTTTAAATACAACTAAAGATAGATTCGGTTCAATCGCTAGAAATGTAGAGAGTAAAACACACAGTGTTTATAACTCTGCGAAAAAATGGTTTGGTAGTACTTACAACAATGCGAAAAGCAATTTCAAGAACATGTGGAATAACGCTAAATCCAGATATCACGAAATTGCTAGTAAAGCCGAAGAAAAATCGAAGAGTGTTTATAATTCTGGGAAGAAATGGTTCGGAAATACTTACACAAATGCTAAAAGTAATTTCCAAAACATGAAAAACAAAGCTAAAGATAGATTCCATGAGATTGCTGGACAAGCTGAAGAAAAAGCTAAAAAGACATACAATAGTTGGAAAAGCTGGCTTGATAAAACTTTAGGTTGGATAAAGAATATCAAAAAAGACTTTGGTTCTGCGGCTTCAAGTTTAGGTAAAGAAGTTGCAAATAAAGCAATCGGCGGACTTAACAGTATGATTGGCGGAATCAACAGTATCGCTAAAGCTATTACGGATAAAACGTTAATCAAACCAATACCAAAACTTTCCACTGGTACATTTGATGGTTCTTCATTACCAACTGATAGCAATGGCGGTGTCTTATCTCCGACTATGGCTCTTGTAAATGATAAAGGTAAAGGTAACGGAAGCGGTTCGAATGGTCACCAAGAACTAATACAACGTGCAGACGGTTCATTACATGCACCGCAAGGAGAAAATGTCATTGTATCTTTAAATAAAGGCGATGGTGTAATCAATGGTACTGATACGCAATTAATGCAAGAAATGGGAGTTATACCAAAACTCTCTAAAGGTACTATTCCGAGATTTGCAAAAGGTTCTAAAAACAAGTTGGAAGAATTATGGGATTATGGAAAAGAAAAGCTTGGAGAAGTTGCAAAAGGATTAGGATCAACTGCAAGCACTGCACAAAAGGCAACTAGAAAAGCAGCAAAGAAAGTTCAAACAGAAGCACAGCAAATGACTGGTGCAGTAACTGAAAAAATCAAAGACGGTGCTGGTTGGTTAGGAGAAAAAATCGGTGATGTCTGGGATTACATGGCCAAACCGAAAGAATTAGTCAATAAAATCATGGCGAAAATGGGCATCAACTTTGGTGGCGGTAAAAATGCCACAGTGAGGATGGCACAACTTGCTTATGACAAATTGAAATCTGCTTTAGTTAAAAAAGTAGAATCATGGTTTGAAGAATTCGGTGGTGCAGACGGTTCAGTATTCGGTGGATACAAACTTATGCAACCATTCTCAGCACCTCCTAAAGCACCTAACCCTAACTATCCGTTTAACGGTGGTGTTCACTATGGTGTCGATTACGATATGCCTGAAAACACACCTGTAAGAACACCTATGGGCGGTACATTAAGAAACTGGTATGACAATGGTGGTGGCGGTAACGCTATTACAATTTCAAAGAATGGTACTTACCTATGGTTCATGCATTTAAATAAACATCTAAGAAAAAATGGTGAATCTGTTAAAGCTGGCGACTTGATTGCAAAATCAGGTAATACAGGTTCAATGACCAACTATCGACATCTTCATTTCCAAGTAATGAAAGGTTCCGAATCAAATAGTGCTGCAATAGATCCTGAACCGTGGCTTGCTAAAAATGGTGGCGGCGGCGGAGGACCTAAAGGTTCTGGTGAATCATATGCCCGTCAAGTTATCAGACAAGCACAAGGCATTTTAGGCGGTAGATATAATAACAGTTCTATTTTAGAAAACATGGTCCAATTAGCCAGACGTGAATCAAACTTCGACCCTAAAGCAGTAAATACTTGGGATATTAACGCACAAAGAGGCACACCATCTAAAGGTTTATTCCAAATGATACAGCCTACCTTTGCATCTAATGCTAAAAGTGGTTTCGGAAACTTCAACAATCCAGTCCACCAAGCGATATCAGCATTACAATATATTGTTAGAACATACGGTTGGGGTGGGTTCCCACGTGCTGCAGCTTATGCTTATGCAAATGGAGGAATTTCAACAAATCATAAGATTGCTGAAATCAGTGAAGGTAACAAAACTGAAATGATTATACCTATGACTAAACGTTCAAGAGCAATTCAGCTAACTGAACAAGCAATGAGGTTTTTAGGTATCGATAAAGGCAACGTTAACGTAAACACTGATACTTCTAAGATTGAAAACATGTTATTGCAATTAGTAAAAGAACAAAAAGAAGAAATCAGTATATTGAAATCTATAGCAAATACTAATCAAACTATTGCTGATAAAGACACAAGTTTCAAACTAGATGGTAGAGAAATAAACTTAAACAATAATCAACAGCAAGCGTTGAATGCACAAGTACGCTTAATGGGGAGAGGATAAAATTGGGATTCACACTATATGACCCTAATATGAATAAACTAGAATTTCCAGTCGGCGTAATGCCGCTGGATCTTTTTGTTTCATCAACAGAAAAAGAAAGACTAACAGCTAATTTTGAAGGTATACCAGGTCTTATTGATTACGGATTCAATTACAAAACAAAAGATGCAAAATTGACTTTTTGGTTAACCCACCAATATGGAGAACACGACTACTTTTTAATGAAATCTGACTTAGAAAGTTTGTTAGATAGTCAAAAATTCTTTTATGTATCACATAATGCATTGCCGACGAGGATTATTAAAATGACTGTTGATACCATGTTTCAACCAGAACGAATAGTAAACAGTATGTACGCTAGTTTAGAAGTGAATTGTAATGTATCTGGCTTACCATTCTGGGAAACTAAGTACACGACACAAGATATTCAAACCTCTGGATATAATGCATTAGTTGATAAATATGGCATGGCAGATGGTATTAATGTAGATTATCTAAAATATACTTTCACTGAAAATAGATTTAAAGTTTGGAACGGAGGAAATGTTACGATTGACCCTCGTAACATGCCGTTGAAAATTGAATTGTACAATATGGCAACTCAAGGTAATTTGCGTATCGATAATTTAACGACGGGTGAATACCATGTATTTTATCCGTCATTCAGCGGTAACCATTACGTATTAGATGGTGCAATATTCAGAACAGCAAGCGGTACCAATCGATTAAGAGATACCAATAGAAAATACATTTCTTTAGTACCAGGATTAAACGAAATAAAAATCAGTAACGGAACGTTCGACAGAGCGGTATTTACATTTCCGTTCTACTACAAATAAGGAGTGGTAAAATGCCTAGAAAAACAATTGACGCTATGTTTGACCGGTTGACAGTATTAGATTTAAATACTATGTTCAAAGAATTATATGACGGTCAAATCGACGATGCTACCTTTGCTCAAAAGGTAAAACAATATTCTGACGCAACAACAATTGAAGAGATTATCAGTCGTACAGCACCTGAAGTTAAAGAACAAGCTTCAAACGACGCAATCGACTTTGTTAAAAGTAATCCAGATTTATTTAAGGGAGATTCAGGGGATAAAATCAATTACCTTAAAGTAAACGGTGTTAATGACTTCACTGCCTTTTTAAAAATATCAGATAATGACTATGCTGCAAGCAGATACTTTAAAGACAGTGCCGACGAGTTTTTAAAAGGTTATCAAAATTACATCGTCAACAATAGTACGGTTGTCGATGAAAAAACAATCAATCAAAACTATACAGATGTTACAAATGGCGCGATGAGCGCAACTACTACTAATAATCACTATGCGTCTACTGTCGGTACTAAAATCACGTATCAATTCAACGGGTATTACGTAGATTTCAGCGCACTATGTAACGCCTCAGGCGGCGTGTGGAAAGCTACAATCGATGGCGTAGAAAAAGGTAATTACTCTACGTTCAGTTCAACACCTACAACTAAAACATTTGTGGTAGCAGATAAACTTACAGATTCTTCACACACATTAGTTTTAGAATTTATGGGTGCAGACCCTCAAAATGTTGTATCAAGTCCGCGCGGTTGGATTCGTTTTGATTCAGACGGCGACGGTTTAGGTACAACGTTTACAATTAAGCATAAAGATTTAGTACAGAAACAATCATTCCCTGCAGACTTTACAATCAACTTCAGTAATAAAGAGTATGCATTAAGTGTACGTGACGAAGCTAGAACACAGACAGCTGAGTGGTTTCCTGCACACAATAACATCATTACTACATCAAAAGGTCAAAACTTTGTCAGAGAACTATTAGTTGACGGTAACAGTGTACCGCTAGATGTGGTTAAGGACAGTATCGCATTTAAAAAAGCGCAGTTGATTCAAAAAGTTGAAAATAAATTAACTTCTGATTCATCTGTTCGTGCAGAAATCACATTCATTGTCACTTTTGAAGACGGTAAAGTTTATAACGAAATTAAAATTAAATGGTTGCAAGATTCAGAAGTAACAAGCGGTTATATTATGCAAATGCCATTTTCAACAAGTTGGTTTGCAAAAGTTGTTTCGGATAAATTTGAAGAAATTGAAGAAGACACTGTCAACACCGGCACAACAACATCATTTAATGATTTAAGCGCTAGAAGTTTTACAGCATTATCTGATACGCCTGAAGGTAAAAACTATATCTATCGTATGACTATGCTAGAGATGACAGAACCGTATAAAGATGTCAAATTAGCACATCGTGATGCTACACTACAAAAGTTATATCCTCAAAATTACTCTGTTACAGTCAAAAAAGCAGGCACAATTGACTACTTTAAAGGGTATTATGAGTTCGCTAAAGTGCCTAATGCTGATTTAGTTTATAAAGTGTAGGTGATTGAATGTATATTCGAGATTTGCAAGGGAATGAATATTATCTACAAGGTACAATAAAGCACGATCAAGAACTTAATGGTGATGAACGTATCGATATGGATATTCATTACACAGACATCAATGCAGAGTTTTTGCAGAAAAAAGAAGATTTGAACATGTGGATAATTATATTCGAGAATAAAGAGTATCGGATTATATCAACAAAACAAACTGGTCATGGAGACAAATACACTGTCTCTGTGACCGGTATTTTATATATCTTGGATTGGCTGAATACCCACAGGATATATAGACGTATTGACGCAAGTTTAACCAATTATGAAGCGTTTAAATTAGTGTTTGACGACACACCATTCTCTTTCAACATTGTTGATGCATCTTACAGTAATCAATTTGAAGGACTAGGCGAAGGTCAAACACGTCTTGAAATGTTCAAAACGTTTTTAGACAGATATGATTACGAAATGAATATTGTAGGCAATGTTGTATATCTGAAAAATAAAGTCGGTAATGATGCGAATTTTGAATATCGTTACAAAGTTAATGCTAACAATATTTCAAAAGATAGCGATGCAGGGGAACTTTGGACGTACGCTCAAGGTTACGGCAATTATTCGGACGATGAAGAAGGTAAAGACGTTGTAGATAAAGCACAATTGAAGCGTGAATACACATCTCCATTAGAATCAGTTATAGGTGAAAGACGTGAAGCACCACCGATACGTGATGGCAGAATCACACAACAAAATACAATGGATAATGCTTTAAAAAAATTAGTCGATGAAAGTATACAGATATCATTTAGTGCGGATATTCAAGATATGCGCACTCAAGGTTATCAGTATCAAGTAGCAACAATCGGCGATAGGGTGTTTTTAGTGGATGAACGTATCGGTTTAGACGCTGAAATACGTGTGGTTAAAATATCGCGCACTGTTACAGATATGGGGCAATTGTTAGACATGCAAATTACTTTCGGAACAAGCAGTAATGCTGATAATTACTCTTCAAATTTAACAACAGCAGTAAAAGATATTACAGACATCATGAAGGGGCGTAAATCTATACCATTTACGGCTCTAGATACGGTAAGCAAATCAATGGTAAGTAAAATTCAAAACACATCAAGTGAGTTGTTGTTTGATGATACGGGAATTCATGCAATCGATAAAAAGAATGCGAATAATATCGTGACTATGAACAGCAGCGGTTGGATGCTTTCTACAGATGGCGGTCGTACAGCAAAAACTGCACTTACTGCGGAAGGAATTGTAGCAGACACCATTACAACAGGTCATTTAAATACACAATTAGTATCTGTGGTAGGTAAAGAAGGTTACTTTTTCATTGATGGAGATATGCTGATGGCTAAAGACCCTGATTCTCTTTCTCAAACTGTTTTAAATCCTAAAGGACTTCAAATCACACGGCCAGATGGCGGAGTTTATATGGTAAATGGTATTCCTAACGTTTCTATGGAAGTACAAAAGAACCCTTTATATTATCCTAGCGTTGAATTTGATGGTATCAATTATAGAACGAAAGAAACTGAATTCCAAACTTTTGAATATTTTTATGCTTCACACGACGGAAGATATCTTGTTGTAAGTTTTGCAGCGGGGCTTGCTTGGGATAGTGAAGATGCAAGCAGTACCGTCAGCATTCTTTTAGAAGAGTTCGGAGAAGAAAGTAAAGGTATTAAAGCGGTTAAAACTTTTGATTTTAAAAAAGGTGACCCAGATATATTCAGTACCATAACTATTGATTTAGGGGTTCCGACTTATAGAAATATGAGATTTTATCTTAAGTTTAAGAAAGGAACTGGAGGATCTAATAATATTGCGACTATCAGAACTACACGAATTTGTATGAAAGGATGAGTATATGAATTGGCTATTATTTTTAAAGTACGAAAACGGAAAGTATGAAATCAAACAAGCAGGAAGCAACATTGTACCAACAGAAGCATATGACAAAGTTTTACCGACAACTGAAAGGGTCGCAAGACAATCAGAAAAAGTATATTTTGACGGGGAAGTGCTTCGTCTTAAAGAAGGAGAAACTTTAATGACGATTGATGAATTAAATCTTAACAGCAATGCTAATGAATTTTTAGTAGATACTTTTCCATCGCAAGAGATTTATGATGTTCAGTAAGAACTGCAGTCGGTTTGATTGCGGTTCTTTAGTTTATAGAAAGCAGGTGAATCAATGAAAAGAACAGACTTAGGCGAATCACTCGCTTTTGTGATGATTGCAGGCTATGCAATTTTTACATTTATGAGAGGTTTATTTTGGTTTGTAGAAGATGATGAAGTGATTGCAGATTCAGAATTTTATTCAGCTTTGAATGATGTGATGCCTATTTGGATATGGGGGTTATTGTTAATGATTGTCGCAATAATTCTATTCGCAGCAGCATGGTTGATACCGAGGTATCGTTTGACGAACACATGCCAAATCTTTTTAATTGTCGGCGGTATCGGTGCATCGATTATCTATTTTTTAATGGCAAGCGCAAGTATATACAATGCAATTAACTGGTTGACATGGGCTCAATTTGCGGTATTGACTGCCAAAAGCGGCGGTATGGCGTTTATCGGAGGCATGATGCTCAATGACAAACGCAAGTGAATATCTGGCAAAACATGAATTCGAAGCTGCTAAGAATAAGATATACGAACGTATCAATGATAATGACCGTAAGCATACAGAAGCAATCAATACATTAGAAAAGACGGTAAATCGGCAAATATCCTTACAAGAGCGCTCCTTCGAATCACAAGAGCGTTCTGAGAAGCATTTAGAAAAGCTGAGTGGAACAATGGAACGTTTAGGCGATGAAGTGATTGATATTAAATATAAAGTCAAGTCACATGATGACACCTTGCATAATGTCCAAAGCGTCATTTCTGAAAAGCAAAAAGGCAACACACAGATAGGTGTCGCAATTATATCAGGCGTAGTTGCGGTTATCGTTGCGGCATTTGGATTTGCACAAGTATTTTTCTAAGTCGGCGCACTGCGTCGGCTTTTTTACTATATGGAGGTATTTTATGAATTGGAAATTAAGAATTAAAAATAAAACAGTATTAGGTGGGTTAATCGGAGCTTTACTATTATTCATTAAACAAGTCACAGAACTATTTGGATTAGACTTGTCTACACAATTAGAACAAGTGAGTGCCTTAGCGGGTACAATTATTACTTTACTTGTCGGCTTAGGTGTTATTGTAGATCCGACAAGCAAAGGTATTAAAGACAGTGGTATTGTACAAACTTATACAAAGCCTAGAGATAGTAATAATACAGATGAAATGGTTCAGTGGCAGAATCAAGCACATGCGCCTGAAGTACAACAGTTCCAACCTAAAATATATGATACAACGCAGCCTTTTACAGATGATTCAGATGAAATTGGATTTGATGTGAACGAATACGAACATGGAGGCGGTTCAGATGACAGCAAAACTGACTAAAGAGGAATTTATAAAGTGGCTTAATAATTCTGTCGGAAAGCAATATAACGAGGACCTTTGGTACGGTTTCCAATGTTTCGATTATGCAAATGCAGGTTGGAAGTTGTTATTCGGTCACCTTCTTAAAGGTATAGGAGCAAAAGATATTCCAAACGCTAATGATTTCACTAATGAAGCGACAGTATATCAAAACACACCTGATTTCTTAGCGCAACCAGGCGATCTAGTTATATTCGGAAGCAACTATGGTGCAGGATACGGTCATGTGGCTTGGGTGATTGAAGCAACTTTAGACTATATTATCGTTTTAGAGCAAAACTGGCTTGGCGGTGGCTGGACTGATGGTATCGAACAACCTGGTTGGGGTTGGGAAAAGGTAACACGTCGCCAACATGCCTACGATTTTCCTATGTGGTTCATCCGCCCTAAGTTCAAAACGGCAACAGCAACACGTTCAGCACAATCACCTACACAAAGCATTAAAAAAGCTAATTCTAAAAAGAAAGCAAAACCAGTTAAATTAAACATTGTCAAAGACGTAGTAAAAGGGTACAACTTACCTAAGCGTGGATATAATCCGAAGTTTATTGTTATCCACAATGACGCAGGGAGCAAAGGGGCAACTGCACAAGCGTATAGAAATGGTTTAGTCAATGCGCCATTATCGAGACTTGAGGCAGGTATTGCCCACAGTTATGTCTCGGGAAATACTGTTTGGCAAGCGTTAGATGAATCGCAAGTCGGTTGGCATACTGCTAATCAGTACGGGAACAAGAACGGTTACGGTATTGAGGTCTGTCAGTCAATAGGAGCAGATGATAAAACGTTCTTAAAAAATGAACAAGCCACTTTCCAAGAATGTGCAAGACTATTGAAAAAGTGGGGACTACCCGCAAATCGAAATACTATCAGACTACACAACGAATTTACATCTACATCTTGCCCACACAGAAGCGCAGAGCTTCATACAGGTTTTAATCCAGTTACACAGGGATTATTGCCTAAAGATAAGCAATTGAAGCTTAAAGACTACTTTATTAAGCAAATCAGAGCTTATATGAACGGTAAAGTACCTATTGCTACAGTTGCTCAAGGTACAAGCGCGTCAAGCAACACAGTTGCACCAGTCGCAGGCGCTTGGAGACGTAATAATTATGGTACCTATTATATGGAAGAAAAGGCAAGATTTACGAACGGTAATGAACCAATTACAGTACATTTAGTAGGACCTTTTGTAACGTGTCCTGAAGGTTATCAATTTCAACCTGGTGGCTGGTGTGATTACGACGAAGTAATGCTTCAAGATGGCCACGTTTGGATCGGTTATGACTGGCAAGGACAGCGATATTATCTACCAATCCGTACATGGAACGGTGTCGCTCCGCCTAATCATGGTGTGGGCGAGCTTTGGGGTAGTATCAGTTAAATAAATATGTTATTTTAGAAACAGTTGTTATTGTTATTTGCATGAATTGATACTATATTATGAGTTCATGGATTATGATGTCCATGTTTGAGGGTTGCCTAAGGGTAGCCCTCTTTTTTATGTTATAATATAAGTACAGAAATAACCTTTAAGGTTGTAAGTCTTGTGTAAATACATAAGACTGAGTTGTAAGCTAACGCTTATTTAAACCTACGCCACCCACACATGTCACTGGGTGGTTTTTTATGCTATAATTAGATTAAACATAGAGAGGTTTCTCCTTTCTTTTGATGTCAAACTTTGATACAATACTATGTGAAGTTCGTCATTATATTTTAAGTCGAACAAGAATAACCAACCTTTCATATATGTTATTATTTTAGTGAGTATTTAATTATAATACTTCATTGCTACGCGTTATCTGATTCAGTCGCCAAACTTTCGTCAGATAGCGCTTTTTCTATTTCATGGAATTTTTGAATGACCTCATTACCCGCCTTTTTAGGTGGTTTTTTTGTGTGTGGTTTTGTATGTTAAATCACAGGTGCTTTCCCTCCTGGTGAACAGTACAACACTTTAAAATGTTTACAAGCACAACATAACCAAATCGCTGCACATAGCCGCATTGTAAACTTATTTAAATCAAAAGGTTATGAAGGTGAAATTGGTTTAGTTCACGCATTAACACAATTCTACAGCATCGATGATCAACCATTAAACCAAATCGCTGCTTACAAACATGATATCTTTATGAATGGTTTCATGTTAGACGGAACATTCCTAGGTTACTATACTCCAGCTAAATTAACTGTAGTAAGAGAAATCTTAGGTGAAGAATTCGAACAATTAGATATTCGCGAAGAAGAACTAGAAGAAATCCGTAAAGCTGCACCACAACTTGACTTCTTAGGTATTAACTATTACCAAAGTAACTGGATCAAATACCATAATGAAGAAAGCTATATTCACCATAATGGTACAGGCGATAAAGGAACTTCTGTCTTCCGTGTTAAAGGTATCGGAGAAGTTGTTAAAAATGAAGCAATCCCTACAAATGACTGGGATTGGTACATTTATCCAGAAGGTCTATATGACATGATGGAACGTATTAAAAACGACTATCCTAACTACAAAAAAATCTATGTTACTGAAAACGGCCTAGGCTACAAAGATGTACTTGAAGATAACGGTGAAGTACATGATGACGAACGTATTGACTATGTAAGACAACATATTGAAGCAATCGAACGTGCATACGCAGACGGTATCAACGTTAAAGGTTACTTCATCTGGTCACTACAAGATATGTTCAGCTGGTCAAACGGCTACAATAAACGTTATGGTTTATTCTATATCGATTTCGAAACTCAAAAACGTTATGTTAAAGACAGTGCGAAATGGTATAAACAATTATCAGACGACATTTATGGAAAGTAA